TCAAGGCCCTGCTGCAGCCGCCGGAGGCGCCATTGGTGGCCTAGCCGGAGGTTTGCTGGGCGGCGGTTTCGGTTTTGCTTTGTCTATCGCTGGCACAGCAATAGGCGACTTGATTGCCGAGACCGACAAGCTAAATGTATCCTTAGCCGGACTAAACGCTAGCCTGAACAGTACAAGCGCTTCTTCTATAACTACAGCCGCCGATATTAGTTCACTAGCTAAGAATTTACAGCTAACTAAAGACGAAGCTCTAGAACTAGTTGCAGCGTTCGGCCAATTTACCAACGGTAATGTACGAGAAGCTCTAGCAGGGGGCTTTGGTGCTGTCGGAGGAGCGCAAACTTTTGAAGCCATAGCTAAAGCCGGTGTAGGTGAAAAGGAAGCTCTAGACGCGATATTCGCTTTACGCAAACAAATCGGTAACGAGGCCGCCGAACAACTAGCCTTACAGTTACGCAGCGTAGGTGCAGTAGAAACTCAAGCAGCTTTACTAAACATAGTTAGCGATAAAAACATCGATATTTTAGTTTCGCAAGCCCAAACTGTTCAGTACGCCGACCGTTTACTAAGTGCGTGGGAAAATGTTGTAACCGCCACCGCTTCCGCTGTGTCATTAGCGACACAGTTCATCGCAAAAATGCAGGAAGGCTCTTTAATCAAATTACCATTCCTCGATAAAATACAGCAAGTCTTGGGTAGGCTCGTCGCTCGTACTCCAGAACAAATAGCACAAGAGCGAGGCAATGCAGTAGAAACGCAGTTACGTAATCAAGTAGATGACATACGAAAAGCTCTACGTGAAGAGACAAAAGTGCTTGGTACACAGGCACGCTTGAGTGACGCTATGAGCACCAAGAAGCAGGGTAAATCCGCCGAAGAACGTGAGGCAGAACGTCTTGCCCAACAGAAGCAAAAGCAGCTGGAATACGCAGCCCGCCTAGCTGTGAGCGCCGATGTTCAAGTACAAAAAGCTGTAGCGCTTACAGATCAGGAAAAACTAGCTGCGGACGTCAATATGCAGCGTATGGAGCGCATGGTCAAGTACGAGACGCTGTACAGAAACGCTTTAAGCAATGCTGAAATAGAGTATTTGTACATGGCCCAAAGCAGTGAGATTATCAAAGAAAAACTTGAGTACGAAAAAGAGCTGCTTGATATAGCCTTGGAGCAATCGCGTGTAATAAACGCAACCGATCCACTGGGCACGCTAAATCAAGAAATAGACCTTATCGCAGCAAAGTTACAAGGTAAAGAGGAGGAATACCGTAGGCAACAAGCTATTGATGCCCTAGTCAGCAAAGGTGTCGTTTTACAAGACGCTATAAGTACAGTAGATGCTGTAGATCAGTTAAACGCACGTTTACGTGAGCAGCAGCAACTACAAGAACTCGTTAATACCGTTGGTCAAGGTATGGGGGATGTACTTATGGGCGTATTTGACGGGCTTATTAGTAAAACAGAAAGCTTTAATAATGTGTTAAGAAGTACTTTGGCCGGCTTAGGGCGCTTTTTGATGATGGCTGGTCTTAACGCTTTGGCAGACATAGGCGATCCTTCAGGGCAAAGCACCGGAATCTTGTCTTTCTTAGGTTTTGGTAAAAGGGCCGGAGGGGGTGCTGTAACCAATCGTCGGCCCTACATGGTTGGCGAGCGTGGTCCCGAGCTGTTTGTCCCAGGCACTGGCGGTACTGTCGTCAACAACCGTGACCTGCGCGATGCAATGGGTAACGCACCTGGAGCCCGCAACGGCCCCATGCTCAACATGGCATTCCAGACCACCAACATCGGCGGCGTGGAATACGTAAGCCGCGACCAGCTTGAAGCCGCCATGGTCGCCACCCGCAAAGCCGCTGCAAACGATGGCGCCAAACGGGGCACCGCAGCTACGTTGAGTAAGTTACAGAACAGCCCGAGCACAAGGGCAAAACTGGGGCTGCGCTAATGGCAAGAACATTCCCGTCCTACGTCCCAAGCGCTCGCAGCTTTACGCCCGGCGAGTACCCCGTTCGCACGTACCGCAGTCAATCTGGCGTGGTGAGCAAGCGAATCTACGGCAACAAACCAACCAACTACGAACTCCAGCTGACGTTCAGCAACGTGGACGACAGCGTGGCCAGCGACATCGTTGCCCACTATGAAGACACGGCCAAGCAACTCGAAGGCTTCAACCTTCCCGACGAAGTATTTGGCGGCATGGGCAGCGGTTTACAAAACAAGATCCAGGCACCCAGCAACATCAGCTGGAGCTATGCCAATCCCCCGCAAATCAAGTCAGTCTTTATTGACGTCAGCACCATCGAGGTCAGCCTGATCGGAGAAATCAATGTCTAATTTGCGCCTCGTCCAGTTCTTCGACTATTTAACGGGTGACGGTTTAAATCGGCACCGTTACCAAAACTATTTCGTCGGACAGAACAAGACCTACGACAGCAACAGTTACGCCTTTGCACCGTTCCAATCCAGCGGCAGCCTGTCCACACTGACCGGCGACAACGAAACGGTCACCATCCTGTTCCCCGCAACCGAGTACGCCATCCGCCTAGTCGACGCTTCAGGCGGCAACCGTCAAAGCGAACTGACACTGACGACGCTATGGCTGACCGCTGAAAACGAATACAGCAGCCTCCAATTCACGGAAACACTCATCGGCATCGGCTCCAGCTTCGACGACACCACGCTGGAACTCCGCTTCCGCACTGCCATGGACAGCGTTGGGGCCAACTTCCCCACTCGCACCTTCAACCGCGACAACGCCGGGATCCTACCGATCAACGCCGAGTTAAGCCTGCGGTGAACGACCTCCTCGGCTTGAAACGAGCTTGGGGTGCCTATCCCGGTGATGGATCCGGCACCGTCGACTGCTGCCTGATGGCACTAGAGGTTCACCGCCGACTGGGCTATCACAACTACATCCCCGAAGTGGCGTGGATCTTCGAGCAGTACACCGACGACACGCTGCCCGCCAACTTCATCGCTCGCTGGCTACTCAAAAACGGCAAACGCCTCGCTGGTCCTGAACCACACGCACTGGCACTTCTTCCTAGTCACGGTGTTGGCGCGGTCGGTACAGTGCTAGATGACGGGACGATGCTTTTTATCGGACCTGGCGGCAGCGTAATTCGCACTGCTGTTGCTGACGATTTTGGCTGGTACTTCAGACTGAACAAATGACACGCCGCCTCCTGCCTTACGAGCACCAGCTCGTTGAAACACTGGGCATCAGCGAGGCGGACTACCTCGAGTTCCTAGCGCTGCAGAAGGCGTACAACGACCCCAAGGCGGGCACGGCATTAGACGTTCGCAACGGAGAGACCGTTGCCATCGTGCTGACGGTTGTCGGCATCCTGTTCCAGGTCGGCGCAGCACTACTCGCACCTAAACCCGACATCCCCGACGTTGCCCGAGGTGGTCGCCGCCAACGCGAACAACGCTTTGCCCCCACCTACGGCTTCAACAGCGCACAAGAGCTGGCGCGTTACGGCGATCCGGTCAACCTTGTTTACTGCAACACCGCCGCCAACGAACGCGGAGCCGTCCGTGCCGCTACCTCGTTGGTGTGGTCTGCCATCCGCAGCAGCGGCAATAACCAGTTCATGCAACTGCTGCTGGTGATCGGCGCCTCCCGCATCAACGAACTGGCGATCACACGCACGGGTTTTGGTGATGTGCCCCTCAGCAACTTCGACCAAGCCAACACCTGGCTTTATTACGAAAAGAACGGCGCCCCAACGTTCACTGATCAAGTCAACGGCAATACCCTCGATCCCGCAAGAACAGGGCGCGATCCCAAAGCTTCTGTCTGCTTAATCCAAGGTGATCGCACAGGCTGCAGCCAAGCCTTCACTCCCAGCAATTACAACACGTTCGGCATCTACGACCCCATCCCGCTAAACGTAATTGTTTATTCACGCGGACAATCAGGCGGCTCGGAGTATGACTTAAACGGAATCCAAGTCGTCGGGCTTGATTCGTACACGAGCTTCCAGTGGACGGCAAACAATCGCTTCAAAGAGGGCGATGAAATCAAGATTGTTTTCCGCGACGCAAAACCTAAAACCCGCCTCCGCAATGCGGCAGGTAAAACTACGCGATCTACAGAAAAGCCCGACGTCGCCACAAATTTTGCAAGCGATATTCGCCGTCAACTCGTCGATCAAATTCAACCTGGCTCGGTTTACGAGTTAGGCACTGCTCGCTTAACCCTCATTGATCAAGACAAAACAAATATCGACAAGGGTGACGTTGTATGCAGGTTCCGCGTTACCGAAGGCGGCTTAGCCCCCTCTGCTCCCTACAACAAACTGGTCGCTCAACCATCTGTAAGCAGCGATAAAGTCGCGTATTTAACAGACGCCCAACGCAAAGAAGCAGAGCGGTTCATCAACATTCTTCGCAGCAAAGCCGAAGAAGTAAAAATCAAGCGTATTTTTGACCCGATAGACCCGAGCAATAATATCGAAGGCGTGGACATGGCTACCCGCCAGAATCTTGCGCCAGCTCTCGTTAACTTTACGGAGCAAGACAAACAAGACGCAGAAATAGTTGACACGGTACGCACAGACGAAATCATCATTAGTTTCTTCGGCGTTAAATACTATTTCCGCAATGCAGCCCGTGACGTTGAGTGGATCGACGATACCGATGTAGCCCGCAAACTGTCCGACGCCACCAGCAAAGCGCAGGGCTTGGAGCTGATCGACGCCCGTGGCTCGATTGAATACACCCGTTACCAGCGCCGCAAATTCTTAGCCAACAAACCCAAGGTTGAGTCAAAAGAACTGCGCGAATACCTGAACGATCAACTGGTGCGCCTGCAAACGCACATGAGCAACGTCGCATCAGGCAAATTTGACGACGCGATCCGCAAAGTAACCACCACAAGCCTTGCGTGGCCTCTTGTCGATGGCACGACATTTACAGCAGTATTTTCGCTATCCGAATCCGGGATAAGCAAAGCCAACGGGTACATTTTTGACGGTGACTCACGGCCTCGTTCACCCAAGCAGCAAATAGACGAAATTCGCGCACGCTACAAAACAGTTATCAACGATCTCCAAGCCAAAATTGATTTAGCTCCTGGCGCACAAAACGCTAACTTTCGTGCTGATTTGCGTAAGCAGATTGAAGACTTACGCGAAAACCGCCGAGATGCTGTTCGTGATGTAACTGATGCTTACCGGGATGTCCGCATCCAACAAGCCCGCGACTCCGTTACCGGCTTTACCGACATTGGTGGACTAAACCGTATTGCTGGTGCACGTGAAATCCGCCGCCGCATCAACGCGATCAACGGCAAAAACACCACCGATCAGGCTGGTGTTACCGCAATCCTGGCGCAGTACGACTCAATCATTGACCGTAAAAAAGAAGCCCTGCAATTCCTATTAGATATTGTCGAAATCAACAATGACCGCGAAGGTTCCGACGTACTGGTAAAGGCTCTCGTCAAAGTCCGCACCGCCACCTATCAGACCATTAGCCCCGTCGACTTTATCCAATTCTCCATCCGCGCCCGTCTATTCCGTCGTATATCAGGACGCCAGCGCAGCTACGGCAGCAACGCCATCGAGCTGAAGGACTACAGCGATTCGGACAACGGCGTTAAGCAGCGCGTTGCATTCTTCAAAGTCCAATTCCGCAAAGAGACCGAAACTCAATACACCACTGTCCCGTACATGTTCGCGGTCAAAAACGCGCAAGACCGCGAGATCTACCTCGGACTGAATTTCAAGGCAGCCACCACCAGCAAGTACAGCTTCCGCTTCATACCTGTTGGCGACTTCGTAGCAGACATGCAAGAGGAAGGCTTCTCGCAATTCGCCTTCATCGAGCTACGCGGCGACCGCCAAGAAATCAACGTAGACGGCAACGTCTTCTCCTTCGCTGGTGCCTTCGTCAACAAACAAGCGGACACAGGTGAGCCGAACATTGACGAGGGGCGTCCTGCTGGCACCCAGCCTTGGGATTTGATGAGTCTCCGCGCCGATACCGACACCCAGTTCAGTTTCGAGCAAGGTCCAGAACTTGCCATCAGCGCCGTCACCGAACAACAAAACACTGATACAAGCCAGTACTACAACGACATGAGCACGCTGGCCCTCAGCGTCTATTCGGGTCAAGGCGTCCAAGACCTGCGCTCGATCACCGCTTACGTCACCAAAGGCAAGGACTGCTACGTCATCAACGGACCATCTAAATCGTCCGTAACGCTGTCTACAAACAGCAGCTGCTACGCCCCAGACATTTTCCTCGACACCGTGTGGAGCAGCGACGACGGAATCCTTAGCTACTCGTCCAAAGATGCCATCGACTACGCAACGCTCTTTGACGCCAAGCGCTTCTGCCTCGCAAACAACCTGTTCATGGATGGTGTCATTGCGGACCAGCGCCCTTGGCGTGAATTCTGGGCCGAGGTAGCCGGATACAGCCTGCTGGAACTGGTACGCAAAAACGGTCAAGAAGCGCTGGCGCCCGCCGTTCCCTTCAAAAACAACGGCGTGATCGACCGCGAAATCAAACCCACCGGCTTGTTTACCAGCGCCAACATCCTCGAAGGCAGCTTCAAGGAAGAACACTTTGACTACGGATCAGCCGTCCAGGACCTAATCGCCACCGTCGTTTATCGCGACGTTGAAAACGAAGACGACGTGTTCAGCCCCAAAGCCAGCGTCACGGTCAAACGC